TATAGCATATGTAAAAACTTTGTCAAGTATTCATTGTAAAAATATTTTATTTTCGAACCCGTAAGAATTACTTACAAGTTCAACTGTTCGGAATTTCTGAACGGTTTGAACTTACTTAATTGTGGCATAGTGGGTATATGCTAAATTTGCTAAGGTGTAAAAGTAGTAACATCTATCAATCGTTTATGTGCTGCTTCAAGATAAGCGCACTGAGCAAATCATCAAAACTCTTTTTGTGTTCTTCGTCTAAAAGTCTATAAGCTTCCACTAAATTTAATTCTGTTTTGGAAATATTTTGAGAAGCTATAATTGGATTGACTAATATATCTTTTAAGTTAAGAACTAATTTATATACACTGAGGGTCGTATCAAAACAAGATAGCATTGATAAAATTATCGAAAATAGTAAAATTACTGTCATAATGTCAATTTTTGGTATCAATATCAACCATGACTTAAAAATTGTTGCCAAAAAGAGTATGGCTATTATAATTAGTAACGCTATTGTATTTTCACAAAGCTCTTTTAAAATTTTAGAGCTATTTTGAGCCCAAGTTATTTGGTCAGTTACTTTTTCTTTATATTTTTCTAAAATTGTAATTAGTAACGCGACAATAGTTAAAGATACAGAAAAGAGAGCTATTTCTATATTGATTATTGTATCGTAACTAATTACTTTTTTATCAAAAGGAGAAAAGATAATGGTTAGAATTATGGAAATAACCACACAGGATAAAAATAAAATACAACTTTTTTTGTTCATATAATCATTCCTTTTTACATTCCGAGTCAATTTGTTTCATATGTTCTATGGCAGATGCAATATATTTTTGATCAGAATCTTTAAGCTGCGAGATATCGTCTGGTAACGGTATGATGTATGGATTATCTGAACTAGAACATCCTGTTTTATCGGTTGTCGTTTTCATTTTCCATGTTCCACAACCTGCCGAAGCATACCGTACGACATCCTGTAAAAAACGTTGTCTGGATTAATAATAAGATGTCCTTTTTCATTTTTCAAGTGTACTTTAACGCTTGTATTATTGTACGAATCTTGCATTTGGTGTAAGAAGTCTGATACAGAGGTTACACCACTTAAAAAATTAGGAGAAGAAAGAGTGATATCAATATCCGTTAAACAATTTTTATTTGTCATAACATATTTCCAAAAATTATTTTTTTCGGTCATTATACCCAATTCAAAATACAGACTTTGTCCTTCTAATGCTTTGGAAATAACGTTCGCGATAAGGTTCTTTTGAGATTCAATACCATTAGAAATATTTAAATTTTTTTCTATTAACATCCATTGGTTATCTGTTTGAATTATAATGTTACACTTTTTATAATTATTTATTAATGTATCTTGGATACCGTCATCAGTTTTTTGACCTATTGTCTCTTGTAATTCCTTTGCAAAACTCATAAAGAAACAATTTATAGATACCTGTTTACAATATAAAGTATAATTTTTTGCACGATAAAATACTTCCTTTTTCTTTTCTTTCTCAAAAGATAGTAACCAATTCATGAATTTTTTTTCTTTAGTAATACCTTGAATCGAAGCAAAATCTAGTTGTAAATCAGGTATTAAAGAATATCTGGTTGCAAAATAGTCTTTCTTTTTTAATATCATTTGTACCTCCAAAACATCAGTTCGAAGAATGACGTTTTTTTTATAAGTAGTTACTAATGACATAAAAAATTAATTATTTTTGATATGTAATTGTATTAGCTTTTGATCATATCCGGTCATTCTGGATATCTGATCAATAGTAAAGTCTCTGTATTCCTCAAGGAATGAATCCGGCAACAGCAACTCCATTGCAAACTTATTGGCTTCGATTTCCTTTTTGGAATTCAGTAAAAGTGTTTTGTTACGAATGAAATAACAATTTTCCTTCCGGTGCAGGATCGCGTGACCGAGTTCATGAGCCATGACCAGACGCATCTCGTGTTCCGGAAGATTCTGATTGATAAATATGTAGCGGTGATTTTTCAGGAACATGTAGCACCCTTCGAACTGCAGATCGCAGATTTGGTATAGAATACCGAGCTGATCAGCAATAGCAAAAGGGTCTGATGTTCCTGCTTTTCTTTTGTAGTAAGAAACAATCTTTTTGATATTACGATTCAAGCAATCCACCTACTTTTTGTACTTCTTAGGAGTGTACTTCTCTTTGTTAATAATCTTTAATCTCTTCAAAGCAATTTCCAATTCATCTCTGAATAACTCTGCAGCTTCCGGACTCAATTCCTCACCGTTGTAACTGGCAGGTCCATCTTCACCGGCAGTGAGCTTTTCCATGATATTGTCCAGATCTTTAGCGATGTCACGATTGTCTCTAGAAGTAAGGTCTTGAGAAGCGGAGACATCTTTTCCAGTCATGAGATAGTCAATGGTTACACCAAAGTAATCTGCTATTTTCTGCAATGTTTTAGTTGTGGGCGTACTTCGACCAGATTTCCAGTTGCTTAACGCTGTTTGAGTAACACCGGCTTCTTTTGCAACTTTGTAGGAAGTAACACCGTTCTTTTGTAGAAGTTGCTCAAATACTTCATACATAAATTGTGCTCCTTTCACAAAGATAGCATACTTTCACAAAAGTTAGTAAAAATGCTTGACTACTAACGAAAAAAGATGTATTATTTGCTTACGAAAACGAAAGCAATTATAAAAACACTTTCGAATGTGAAATGCTTTCTTTTATAAAATGTGGTAGTTTTATGATTGAAAGTATATCACAGCTCGAAAGTAATTGCAAGAAAATATACTTTCGTAAGGAGGTGTAAATTTGTACGAAAAATATAGCGCGTTATTAGAGAAAGTGAACAAAACATCGTATCAGGTATCGAAAGAGACAGGGATAAGTCAAACTGCTTTTTCGAATTGGAAAACTGGGAGATCAGAACCGAGCTTAGAAAGTTTGAAGCGTTTGGCGAGATATTTTGATGTGTCAATCGAATATTTTTTATCAGACCAGAAGAAAGGAGCATAAGAATGAGTACGAGAGAAGCAATTATGCTCGTTATAACAGTAATCTCCATTGTTCAATGGATCAAATGGAAAATCACCACGCAGGCATTGATTTATTATAACGAGAAAAACCAATACAAACATCCCGGAAAAACAGAAATGGGAGAGTGCATTGGCTTTGTCGTGGAAAATACCATCAAAGATTTAATTGGCCGTTGACCATCTGAGCAAGAACGGAAGTTGCAATCTGCGATATTACATTCAGAGAAAAAGAACCTACATTTCCACTGATTTTTTGGACTTTTTTCCAAACAGTGTCAGAACGCACGCTTTCAAGAAATTGATAGCCAGTGTATGTAATACGGTACACATCAAGAGCAACGATTGCATCATCTCCGTCATTTCGGTAACAAACGATGAAACCTGCATCGTCAAGCACGAGTAATGTGTTGGCAATTTCTTCAATGGAAAAATTAATTTTTCTGGGAAGATCAAAAACGCTGATTTCATTAATTTCCAGATCTGAATTCATGGTGAGGTTTTCTTCCAGATAAAGCATAATAGCACGAATACATTCGGGATTAAGTTTCATAGTATTACTCCTTTCATTCAAACTCGGACATGGCAGTGTCCTGTAACAAAAGAATAGGAGCAGAAAAGAAGAAAGTCAACAGTAGATTATGGAATACCTGCTGTCAGACCAAAAGGAGGCGAGTTAAAAATGCTGATCAATGTAAAGGGTAAATCAGAAGTGTTACAGGATCTGGAAAAAGCAAAAAAGCTGATTGATGAAGCTGAGAGACTTCTGTACCGCATGCCAACAAAAATTGAATTTGAGGTAAGCGGCACAGAAAAAGAATCAGATACTATTCAGCCTGATTCAGATAATCAATAATTTCAGAGAACATATAGTGACAATTTCTGGAAAGAGTGTCAAAAAGACTCCGATATTCAGGTGGAATGGAAGGATCACTGGTCATTTTTTGAAACTCTGCGGAATAATGGTCAAGATGTTCACGAAGATCATTGAGTGTGATTTTTTCCATAGAAATCGCTCCTTTCATTTTACTCGGACATGGCAGTGTCTTGTAAATACAGTATAGGAGAGCATAACATAAAACACAATATGCACAACTAGAATAGACAGAAATCGAAGAAAAAGGAAAGAAGTGAACACCATGACAGTAACAAAAGTACCAGAGATTAATTTCACAGACAACACACTGGATAACATTATCAAAATGGCACCGTTTCTGGATGAAAAAAAGTCAGGATCGCGTGTTTGGAATGATGCTGGAAGCGGTAAAGAGTTCTGAGCACGACAAAAAGAAAGCAGGATAATTACTTACCCTGCAATCCCAGATACAAAAGATAGAGCTGATATGGAGTTAGAACAACAGGCTTTTGAAGCTCCAGAAGCTCACCATTGATGTAGATATCCATACGTAACATAACGTTTCTCCTTTCTTACTTACCTTACTTACACCTCAATGATAACAACCAGAGGACACGGTGGCAAGAAAAGAAGAACGACAAAATATGACAAAAAGCGAGGTGAGAGATATGGTAGAACCATACAAACCATTATACACGGCAAAGCAGGCAGCACAAATTCTGCTCATCAATGTATCTACAGTCTATGAGCTGATGAATACCGGACAGCTTCCATACCTGATTTTGGGAAAGGGTAATGGAACCAGAAAGATTCGGGGAAGTGATCTGGAACGATTCATTGAAACCCAGAAACCAGCAGAACCACAAGGAGAAACAGCATGAGAAAGATATGGATTATAAGATTCTCTGACGGAACAATCGGCTCCTGCTACGGCACCAGATCAGGAGCCGCGGAGATAGCAGAACTCCGGAAAGAAGACTATGGAGGATCTTACACAATAGAAGGAGGCAGAAACGATGGTGAGAGAACTTAACATTTCTTTGATCACGGGGATTATTGTAGGAAATCTCCCGATATGGCAATGGGATACCAGAACAGGATGCGTGATCGGGATTTTTACGATCGCTGGAATTGTATGCGGAATAATCCTGTGGCTGGAGGATAAGAAGACAAAGAAAAAGAACCCCACAGCGGCAACTGTAAAGGTTCAGTAATTAAATGGTGCTGTATGAAATAACAACTATAGTTAGTATATCATACAGCGCCTGAAAGTCAAGATGCAGGCAGGAACCACCTGCTATATTTTTGACCTTTTTTGAGTTCCACAGAGGTACCCAGTACCTCTTGGGGGCTCGATTAAGCGTATTAGAGTTACGGCAGAGGTGCATATGAGATATAAGGTACTATGCGGATATATCAGACAGAGATGGGACTGTGGGGACACAGTAGAGATCGAAGAAAAGCATACCGGAAAGTATGGAGCAAGAGGACAGACCAGACAGAGAAAGAGGAAAGCCACTCCGGAAGAGATTGCGAAACATAACCAGTGGAAACGCGAACGCGATGTTCGAAGACTGATCAAGTGGAACTTCCACGAGCGGGATTATTGGATCACACTCACATACCCAAAAGGCTATAAACCCACATGGGAAGAAATGAAAAACCATGCCGGTAAACTGGTGAGAAAGATTAGAGAAAAATATAAAAAACAGGGATGGATCCTGAAATACATATACCGTCTTGCAATCGGAACAAGAGGCGGCCGTCATATCCACATCCTGATCAACCGTGAAGCCAATGAAAAAACGGCGACAGATCTGATAATCACAGATCTTTGGGAGCAGCAGTGGGGACATGGACATGTCAATTTCCGCACGCTCTACAGCGAGGGCGGATACAGACAGCTTGCCGTCTATCTCACAAAACCTCTGGAGAAATGGGAGTCAGAAGAATTTAAGAGATACCACCCATCCAGAAATCTCATCCGCAAGGATCCTGAGACAGAAGAAATCAAAAGAAGGAGCCTTGTTGAGAAGGATGGCAGACCGCGCCAGCCCAAAGCACCAAAAGGCTATTACGTGGATCCGGAAAGCATCGAGACAGGGAAGAACCCGGTAACCGGCTATGCGTACCGGCATTACACACTGGTAAAAATCAAGAAGAAGGAATAAAGCATGTGGAAAGTTGACATATACCTGGAAACGGACAGTACTTTTCAGGGAAAACGAGAAAGAAAATGTGGATATGTCCTTGCAACCATGGTGAAAAATGAGGAAAAGACAAAGGAAAACTTCGGAAAATCAAACGGAACATACCACCAGTCCGTCCTTGTGACACTTGCAGAAGCTCTTTCGCGCATGAACGTTTCTTCTGAAATCTGTGTACACACACAGGACGGCTATGTAGCAAGCCGCATTCCGAAGCTGGAAGAAATGGCAGGGGAAGGATGGCGGGATGGGAAAGGAGAACTGATTAAAAATGCTGCTGAATGGGAACAGATCTACCGGCTAGTTCATGCCTTTCCGGATCCGCACAAAATGGCCGCAAGATCTGAGAAACACAGTTACTCCACATGGTTACAGGAGATGATGAAGAAAGATGAATGTAAAAGAATTATCGGAACAGGCCTGGAGCCTGAGACCAGACCAGAATCCGGCAACAATGGAGTTCCTGGGAACGTCTGTCCGTAATGGAGTGAGATATAGATACTACAGAGATGAAGGAGGTGCAATATTGTATGACAGCGAACCAGAGGAAGGAAAACCGGAGTGGATGATCCGTGCTGATAAAGCGGCAAAAAGACGACACGGAATCTACAACTAAAAGAAAAGGGGAAATATGTATGAGAACAATCGCAATCATTAACTTAAAAGGCGGTGTGGCAAAGACCACATCAAGCATCAATATCGCTTATATTCTTACCATACGGGGCTATAAGGTGCTTCTGGTGGATAATGACAAGCAGGGAGATTGCAGCAGGGGATTAAACCGCCGCACCTCAGATGGGGATGGCATTGACCGGATTATGACAGACCGGCATCCAGATATGCAGAGCCTGATCCGCAACACAGATTATGCGGGACTGGATATCATCACGGCGAATCTCGGGCTCTTGACCGCAAACATGGAAGTGACCATGGACCGTGTGAGACCGCAGCAGAACAGATTGAGAAAGGCATTGCAGCAGGTAGTAGAGCGGTATGATTTTTGCGTAGTGGACAATGCTCCGGATATCAACATATCAGTCATCAATGCACTGACTGCCGCGAATGACGTTCTGATTCCGGTCGAGGTGGACGATAACACGTTGGAAGGCATGAATGAACTTCTGGAGCAGATTCAGGAAGTTAAGGAAGAACTGAATCCGGATCTGCAGAACGTAAAATGTTTTATATCTAAATTCCAGAAATTCAACGAAGCACATAAACAGGGAGCAGAGATTATACGGGAACAGTATCCGACAATGCAGACTTTGATCAGAGCATCTGCAGTAGTGGCCAGAAGTACATTTGCACGTACACCGGTTGCACTGCACAGTCCACGATCGGCGGCAGCAGAAGACTATGAGAAACTTGTAACTGAGTATTTGCAGATGATCGGAGGTGTACAGGATGGCGAAATTTGACCTCAAAGGGATGCTTTCAGAACGATCTACACAGGAAATGGACCTGCCGGAGCAGAAGACTGTATACCGTAATCCGGAGGATCTGATCCCGTCAAAAGATAACTTTTACAGCACTGAAGACACCGAGAAGCTAAAACAGTCCATTAAGGTACTGGGAATCTTGCAACCACTCCTGATCGAGGAAAGGAATGGTAAAGATTATATTTTGGCTGGACATTCCAGAAGAAAATGCTGTCTTGAGCTGATTGAGGAGGGGATGGACCGCTTCCGGAAGATCCCGTGCGTGTATAAGCCTAAGATCGAGCTGAACACAGCATCTGAAGAAGATGAGATCATCCGGAAGATCATTATCATCCAGTCCAATACCTACCGTGAAAAATCCGACTGGGAGAAAATGACGGAAGCACTGCAGATGGAAGAGCTGGTCAAGGAACTCCGTGAAAAAACAGATCTTGAGGGCAAGACCAGAGAGATTGTATCTGACCTGATAGGAGTCTCATCTACCCAGATTGGAAGATATCACAGCATCAGCAATAACCTGTCTGAACGGCTCACGGACGCATTCAGACAGAACAAGCTGAATATTTCCACAGCGGCAGAGCTTGCCGGACTGAATGAGAAATATCAGACGAAAGCCTGTGAACTGTTAGAAAATGCCGGACAGCTTACTCTGAATGATGCAAAACTCCTGAAAGCACAGCAGGAACAGGAAAGGGACATTCCTGGACAATTGACAATAGAGCAGGCACTGCATCCACATAAACCGGAAGAAGTTAATGCAGTCATTCCGGTAGACATTCAGATTGACCGGTTCTACGAATCCCTCCGGAAGAACATAGAGACCTATGTCCGGAAAGCAGATCTGAATATGACTACATACATGCTCAGTGCCCTGTACGGAACAGTACGTGTCCGAAACGGACACCTGAACTATCAGGGAAGCAAGGAAGGAATCATCTTCAATACTGGTTCTGATCAGGAAGAACTGATAAGCTGGACAGACTTCTCGAAGAAATTGATCGAGAAATACGGAAAGAAACAGAAACCGGTCAAAATGGCAGCAGTGGACGAACCCGAAGAACTGACAATAAAAGAAGTGATCGCAATATTTCATGATAAATTTCCTAAAAAGTTCACCTGTATGATGAGAGCAATCAGACCGGCAAAAAACAATCATGAATCAGCAGTCATGGCACAGAAAGTACTTGCTCCTTGTGGATTTAGTTCGTTGAGCGGAAACGGTGTAATGAATTATGAATTCCACGGAATGTCAGCAGGCGCAAAATTCGAATGCAAGGGAAGAACTTTGAATACAAGTTACAGATATCTGGTTGAACAGGCAAGATTCATGTACGATCCGTTCTCCCCTGAGTTTGATAATCCGGAAGAACAATCGGCAGCAGGATCACCAGACAATCAGCAACAGGACGATTTTGTTAAGGATAACAAAATCGAGGAACATATTACTGAATCCAACAAAACATCCGACTATACCGGTGATATTACCAAGATGGTACCGGAGAACGGTCTGGAAGACCTGAAACAGCAATCTCTTCCGTTTATGAAAAATAATGATCAGCGAAAAGAATGGTTGAGAAATTACAAAGAATGGGGACTGTGGTACACAGATGAACATATTGAAGCAAGATACTACAAATATGATTTTGAAAACGGCGCACGTCTGATCGTAGAAGAATATGATCCGGAACCGGTTCACAACAGTCCGTGGGCACCGAACGAACCGTACTACATGCATCTTGTAGGCGGACCTGAACCGGAAAGAAATAATGGAATACCGAAATGGACGTATCATTCAAAATACAACAAGTATCCGAATAGTGAAACAGAACTTGTAGAGTTTCTGAAAGGAGTACAGAAATGAAGATTAAATGCACGGAATGCGAGTATCTGACAATGTATCACAGATCAGGAGGAACTTATTCTTCGTACGGACGGGGTGAATATTGCTGTGAACATCCGGTTTCAAGAAGGCTTCCTGCAAAGGCTTTTGGAAACAAAGCAAGATGCTTTGTATGTTTTGGAACAAATGAACGAGAAACCAGGCCAACAATAAAAACAGTTCCGCGGTGGTGTCCGAAGAAAGAAAAAAAGAAATGAAAAGAACAAAAATGGACGAAATCGTTGAGAATATGGCGAATTACATCTGCGATCACATATGCCAAAAACCGAAAGAGATCACAGATCAGGAAGAAATGGGAGTGTACTGTGCGGAAGAATGCGAGATGAGAAAACATTTCTGTAATATCCTGAACCAGTACAATAAGATCAACGATTTTGAAGAAAGCGAACTGTGTAAAATAATGACCAAATACCAGGAGATCGTCCTCTGTAAAGAGTGCGAGTACAAGGCATCCCACCCAGTAACAGATCTATCATATTGCAGGCTAGGAGTGGGGATGGACGGAACATTAAAAGAAACTGACGGATGCAGCAGAGGAGTAAAGGTGTCCGAATCGGACACCTCAAAATAACGGGTGCAATCTAAAATCCATATACAACACACCGGGGGAGGTACCTGTATACCTCTCCCAAAGAAAGGAAACACAATGGATCAGGAAGGTTTATTGTTTCCGAAATCCGGAACAAAGAAAAAACGAAAGAAACACATGAAAAGCATTCTTCCCGGAGATCAGCCCGGTATCTGTTATCTCTGCGGCAGCAGGCAACGGATAGAAGATCATCATATCTTCTTCGGCACTGGCAGCCGGACAAAATCGGAAGAATATGGCATGAAAGCACATCTGTGTGCAGACTGTCACCGTGAAGGACCAGAAGCAGTACACAGATACCGTGAAGCTGATCTGTATCTGAAAAGAACAGCACAGAGACAATTCGAAAAGAATCATACCCGGCAGCAGTTCCGGGAGATCTTCGGAAAGAGTTATTTATAGTCAGGAGGTAGAGAATGGAAAATAAAACATGTAAAACCTGCAGGGACAACGACGATGGTCTCTGCGACCGAAAAGGCATCCTGATAGAGGATGATGATACCTGTGACCACCACAGTAAGAACTGGAAAGATGCGATGCTGAAACAGTTCTTCCGGAACGATGAAAGGAGCGGAATACGATGATAATAACAGTATTGGAGGTGTTAAAACTAATTATCTTACTGTTGATAATTATATATGCAATCCTTGCCGCGTGCGGAGCTGCAAGACGAAAAGATATCGCGGCTACAATCGCGTGGTGTACACTCTGGATTACATGCGTAATAGGACTGAGGTAGCTTATGTATAAAGACATGATCACAAAAGAAATTATGCAGGAATGTATAGATCAGGGCATGACACAGACAGAGATGGCAGTCAGGCTTGACACATCGTTTGAAACCATCCACCGCCTGCTAAAGCAATATGACCTGAAACCGGCTTATAACCACGATACCGGGAAATACGACGAAGAGAAAATGAAACGGTGCCTGCAGCAGGGAATGACCGCAAAAGAAATAGCACAGGCATTTGGTGTGATCAGCACCACGGTTTCCAGATGGAAGAAGAAATACAATTTGGACATCCCGTCAACCCCGAGAACACCACGCAAGAAGAAAGTCACAGATTGCAGAACTTGTATCTACCGGGCACGCGGGGAGAGCTTGCCGTATAAATGTAATTATCTGGAAATAGCCGGTCATACCCGGAACATGGGACAACCGGAAGAAATCTGTTCGAAATACGAAAAGGGAAAGAGAGGAAGAAAAAGTGGAAAAAGAAAAGTTTGATACCTGCAAACACGCAAAAAGAGTTGGAAACTTCGCTGTACATGTAAACCCCACCTGCAAGCAGGCAACCATGATCCGCGGACAGCTGGTAACAAGCAAAGCACGTTGCCTGAAATGCGAACAGTGGGAGCCAAAGAAGACAAGGAGGAAGAAAGATGGCAAAAGGATATGATATAACCCCAGAGCTTGCGTTGTCGGCTTGCAAAACACAAATCCAGTTCTGCAGAGAGCAAAGAGAAAGTGAAGAAGGATGTGACGGATGCATTTTTGATGGCAGATGCCCGGGGTATCAAGACATGGATCCTGCTGACTGGGAAGAAATCCATTATCCCAGAATGACGAGTAACACCACAATCGAGTATCTGAAAGACGGCAAAGTACAGCTAATCACCTACGGAAGAAGCGAAGATGCAGAGAAAGCATTTAAGGAGATGATCACGAAATGATCTTATTGAGAAAGCTATTATACTGGATATTCCAATCCAGAAAGAAACACTGCAGATGCTGTTGCCTGGTCTGTCCGTATTTTGAAGAATGCAAAATGGGACTATAAAACGAACAGGCAGCAGGACAAAAGAAACAAGGAGGCTGACATCATGGATAAGAGAGTACTGGAAGAATACATAGATGCATGCGAGGTGATCAAAGACACAGAAGAAGAGATCCGCAAGTTAGAATCGAAAAAGAGAATCACAGCAAATGAAACGGTATCTGGAAGTAATCCGGAATTTCCTTACAACCCACAGCATTTTAAGGTACAGGGAACAACCTACTCTTATTCAGACGATATCAGACTCCGGGCAAAGAAAGAAGTTCTGAAACAGAAGAAAGAGAAAGCTGAAGAATTGAAACTGCAGGTGGAAGTGTGGATGATATCCATTCCCTTCCGCATGCAGCGCATCATCAAGTATAAGATCTTTGAGGATATGACGTGGCAGCAGGTAGCTGATCGAATGGGAAGGAAGGTAACAGAAGCCAGTGTAAAGATGGAATTTAAAAGATTTTTTGAAAAAAATTAAAGTTTGTTACGAATGTTACTTATGTTACGATTCAATGTGATAATATGTATCATGAACGAATTAGATATAACCAATGCGTTTCATACGTACTTTCCCATAAAGGCAATTTATAACGTAGCGCCGCAACATTGTCTGTGTACTTCGAGGGTAGGAATAAATGTTGCAGACGTTAATAAAAAGATCGGCATAAAGCTGATAAAACCTCCGTGCAATCGGTACAAGCGGCGCGTATGGATTGCAAATTCCACGCGGGAAAAGGTTATTGCTTATCCTGATGACTGTTGTGCGGTCCGAAAAGCATACCGGAACATAGCTCAGTGGCAGAGCAACTGTCTTGTATACAGTGTTGTCGGTGGTTCGAGTCCATCTGTTCCGATCACGTGAGGGAAGCGCGTGAATGCAGGTTTTCATAATAGTATCTCCTTAAAGAGGCGGAGCTGGCAGCAGTTCCGCTTTTTGTAATACAAGGATATAAAAATGGATGAAGAAACATTAAACTGGATCAGACGCTTGATTGCAGAGAATAATGTGCATGAGTTCTATACATCGCCGGTGTGGAGAAAGACACAGGCGTACATACTGAAAGCAAATCATTACGAATGCAAGAGGTGCAAGGACAAAGGTCTCGTTGTCAAAGCAAGGACAGTGCATCACAAAAAGTATTTACGATTGCATCCGGAGCTAGCACTTGATCCGGATAACCTCGAACCAATCTGTGAAAGATGTCATTACGATGAACATCACAGAAAGAAACAGGGTTTCGTCAACGAGGAACGTTGGTAATCCCCCGGGTAAAAAATACGAAAAAACTCTGGGGAACGCGTGACCGGTGAGGGGGTTGCATCCGGAGAAATTTTGAAAAATTCCGAAAAAGTTGAAAGAAGGTGATAAAATGGCACGTCCGATGAGTACAGAAAAGAAGAGAGAAAAAACCGAAGAAAGCCTGAAAAATGCGCTTTTGTCAAGGAAAATGTCAGATAAATTTCTGACAGACAAAGTGGATGAGTACATGTCATTTTATGATGATTTATTCTACATTAATCAGACACTTATTCAGCTGAAAAAGAATGAAAACTGTTCGCTAAAAATATATACGGATGCCGTGGCCGAGAAAAGACGGATATCTTCCGAGATGAGAAGTATATTGACGTTCCTGGGACTAAAACCAGAGGATGTGGAACCGCCGGGCGGTGAGGATGATGAGACGTTATAGTCCGTATATAGATCCATATATCCGGATGATAAAAGAAAACAAAGTCGAGCACTGTAAAGACCAGGATCTGATGATCGACAATCTGGTAATCCCTGTTCTGGAGCGGGATGATGTGATTATAAACAATGAAAAAATAGAAAAAGGTCTTTCTTTACAGAAATATTTCCCATATCAGTTGATAGCATGGGAAATATTTTTATTTGCACTGATTGTCGGTGTGGAAACTGCGGATGGAGATATCTATTTCAATGACATCCGGATCATGGTTGGGCGAGGAAGTGGGAAAAACGGATTTATTTCTTTCCTGTGTTTTTATTTTATGTCACCTTACCACGGAATAAGGGGATATAACATCGACCTGATGGCCAACTCCGAGACACAGGCAAAGACATCATTCAAGGATGTGTATGAAATAATAACGGATCCGATAGATCAGAAATATGAAAAAGTACTGAAGAAAAATTATCATGCTACCAAAGAACTGATCACCGGAAAAGCTACAAAATCGGAACTACGCTATAACACTTCGTCCAAAAGAGGTAAGGATAGCAAACGTACCGGCTGCATTATATTTGACGAGAAGCATGAGTATACCGACGTGCAGAACATGAACACACTGCAGTCCGGTCTTGGAAAGGTCTGGCATGGTCGTGTGATAACGATCACCACGGACGGACATGTCCGGGGCGGGGTTCTGGATCAGGAAAAAGAGCAGAATCAGGCAATTCTGAAAGAATACAATCCTTTGAACCGGACACTGGTGTTCTGGTGCCGGATTGAAGATGAAAAGGAATGGAATCAGATTGATAAGCTTGTCAAAGCAATTCCGAGTCTGAACGATTTCCTGTCTCTGCGCAGCACGATACAAAAAGAAATCTTGGACATGCCTTATAAGATGGATTATTTCCCGGAATATATGGCAAAAAGATGTAACTACCCGATTGGAAACAAAGAAGTCGAAGTGGCCACATGGGAAGACATTCTTGCAACAGATCAGGATATGATCGACCTGGAGGGCAAAAACTGTGTGGGAGGAGTAGATTATGCAAAGAGTAATGACTTTGTTGTTATGGGACTTACGTTCCGCGTACAGGGGAAAATCTATTACATACAGCACACGCTCATCTGTTCCCGATCGAGGGACTTAGGTGGAATAAAAGCACCTTTACGTGAGTGGGAAGCGAAGGGTGATGTAGAGTTTGTGGATGACGTGGAGATTCCACCGGAGCTGGTGGCACAGTGGTTTGAAACCATGGGACAGAAATACAGCATTCTAAAGATTGCAATCGACAATTACCGTTATTCACTTCTTAATTCGGCATTAAAAATGGTCGGATTCGACGCGTTTGAACGAAAGAATGTGTATCTGGTGAGACCTTCTGACATTATGAAAGCAGCTCCGATCATCAACCATGCGTTTGTAACCCACACGCTTGTGTTTGGTAATGCACCAATCATGCGATGGTATACCAATAATACGAAAAAACAGATGGATGCAAAGGGAAATATCACCTACGGAAAGATAGAACCAAATTACAGAAAGACAGATGGTTTCATGGCATTTGTCTGCACCATGGCAGTTATAGACGAGATTCCGGAAGAAATGGATTATTCCGGAATAAATTTTGATGTGTACAGTTACTAAAAGGAGACAGAAGATGGGCTTTTGGAAATGGCTTCAGGGGAAGACCTTGGGAGGAAAAAGTGTAGAAGTATCAGCAGATACCATTGAAAAATATATTGATCAGGAAAAACTGTCGAATCTGGTAGCAGAGGAACTTACAGTGCATGCGGCAATCAATCTTATTGCGAACAGTATTTCAAAATGTGAGTTCCGTACACTGAAAAACGGAAAAGAGTATAACGGCGAAGAATATTATGTCTGGAATTATGAACCGAACAAAAATCAGAACTCCAGTCAGTTCCTGCAGGAATTGGTTGCAACGCTATTGTACAGGAATGAATGCCTTGTAGTGGAAGTAGGAGGCCAGCTGATCATTGCAGAAAGTTTTACAAAAGATGAGTATGCGCTGAAAGAAACGATATTCAGTAATGTCTACAGAAAAGGGCTGACATTCGAACGTACATTCCGCATGTCGGAGGTACTATATTTTAGACTCAGTAATAAAAACATCCGTCAGTTACTGACAAATCTGTGCAACGGGTATAATGAGTTGCTTAGTGAGGCGGTCGACAAATATGAGAAAGCTGGCGGCGAAAAAGGCACTCTTCATATTGACTCTATAGCATCGGGAGCTAAGTACGGAAACAAGACATTTGAAGAAGTCTATGAAGATCTGATGAATAACCGGTTTAAACGATATTTCAACAGCCGGAGCGCGGTCCTGCCTCTGTTTAATGGTTTTACTTACACGAAACAGGCAGCAGAGCAGGGAAAAAAATCCACTTCGGAAATGAAAGATATTACGGATGTGCTGGATCAGATTGTAGTGACAGTAGCCCGTGCTTTTAATATTCCGGCAGCACTCCTGAAAGGCGATGTATCGGAAATTGATAAGGTAACAAAGAATTTTCTTACGTTTTGTATAGATCCCCTGTGTGAAATGCTGAATACAGAGATCAACCGGAAACGCTACGGGAAAAATCAGATCCGTAAGGGAAATTACATAAAGATTGATACCACAACAATCATGCATGTCGATGTATTTGAGATTGCCGAAAAGATTGACAAACTGATCGCCAGCGGCATGTACTGCATCGATGAACTGAGAAGAAAACTCGGAGAGACTGAACTGAATACGGAGGAAAGTAAGAAACATTGGATAACGAAGAATTACGAAGACATTACGACAGTACAGGATACAGGAAATAAAGGGGGTGAATAATCTTGAAGAATGAGATGAAATACCGGTTCGAACAGCTTGCCGGACAGGACATCTACAAATTGTATGTGTATGATGATGTAACAGCCTATGGAGATTTTAACTGGGAAACATGGCAGTATGATGAATCAGAGACCAGTGCAAAATATTTCAGAGATCAGCTGGAAGCTATTCCGGAAACGGGAACCATTGAATTACATGTAAACAGTAACGGTGGCTCCGTAAAAGAAGGAGTTGCAATCTATAATCTTCTGAAACAGCACAAAGCAGAGAAAATCTGTTATGTTGATGGTTTTGCATATTCCGTTGCCAGTGTGATCTGTATGGCGTGCGATAAAATCATCATGGGACCGGGGACAAGCATGTTGATCCATAACATGGCAATGTCCGTGTATGGTGATGCACAGATGTTGCGCAAGTGCGCGGACGATCTGGATGTGCTGATGGAATCAAACCGCAAGATCTACATGGAACGAGCTAAAAACCTTACGGAAGAACAGCTTATTGAAATGATGGATGCGGAAACTTTCCTGACACCGGAACAGTGCCTGGAATATGGATTCTGTGATGAGATCGGCGGACAGCCGGCAGAGCCGAAACAGATCGACCAGATGAATACTGAACTGATCAGACAGCTCCGGCAGCAGTTAAAGGAACAGCAGTCTTTCCGAAAGGAAATGATGCAATTTGCGCCGGCGCAACTAAAAACTCCACAGGAACCTGAAGAAACAAACAAAGTGCTCAAAATGGCGGGCGCTTTTTTTGATGCATTAAACCACTAAGAAAGGATATAAAAACATGAAAAACAAAGACCTTCTGAAACAGGAAAACATGGAACTTATGCAGGCTTTATCGGAGGCATTAAAAAACGATGATGATGATGCTATGGCAAATGCGTTTACACAGTTTGCAAACGGTGTTCAGGAACGCATTATGCAGGAGTACGGAGACCTCCAACAGAACAGGGATTCCGCAATTCTGGCATCCAGAGGAATCCGTCAGCTGACCAGCGAAGAAAAAGAATTTTATCAGGCATGGATTGATGCCGCAAATTCATCTAATCCGAAGCAGGCTCTGGTCGATATTAACAAAGCGATGCCGGAAACGATCATTGATACCGTAATCGATGATATGAGAGAAAGCCATCCGCTGCTGGAAAACATTGACTTTATCAACTGCCAGGGTGTTATCAAAATGATCGTCAATGCTGACAACATCGATCTTGCGACATGGAGCGCCTTAAATTCTGCGATTGCAACAGAACTTGCTGGTAAGATTGATACAATGGATATGACCATGGCAAAACTGAGTGCATTTATTCCGGTATCAAAGGATATGCTTGCCCTCGGACCGGTATGGCTGGACAATTACGTTCGTATTATTCTGTCTGAAGCATCAGCAGCAGGACTTGAAAAAGCAATCCTGAAAGGCACAGGCAAAGACCAGCCAATCGGTATGTGCAAAGATCTTGATGGCGCAGTTACTTTAGGCGTGTATCCAGACAAAACTAAAGTAGAACTTACTTCTCTGGATCCGGAAGAATATTGCACAGTTGTAGCACCGCTTGCAAAGAAACCGGATGCGGTAGGCGGATACCGTACAGTTCCGGAAGTTATGCTGGTGGTAAATCCGGTGGATTACATTAAAAAAGTAATTCCGTCCTCAACAGTGAGAGCTTCCGACGGCACATACAAAAATAATGTATTCCCATATCCGACAAAAGTAGTTCAGTCTGCGGTACTGGATGAAAACGAGGCAATTATGGGAATTGCAAAGAAATATTTCATGGGAATCGGTGCAGGATCTTCCGGAAAGATTGAGTATTCTGATGAATACCAGTTTCTGGAAGATAACCGCGTATACACTACAAAGATGTACGGCATGGGAAGACCGAAAGACAATAATGCTTTCCAGTATCTCGACATCTCCAAACTCAAAGCACTTCCGATGAAAGTCGAGATCACAAATACGGAAGATAATCCGGTAAATACAAAAGCCAAAGCGTGAGGTGAACGCTTATGGTAACAGCAACCCTTTTAAGTGATGTCCGGAACTATCTGGACATCACTTTTGAAGATGAGGAAACGGACCGGAAGCTAAGCGGAATCATAGAACGTGGAGTGGATTATCTGGATAAGATGGCCGGAGCAGAGCAGGACTATGAGATTGAGGCTCTACCGAAATCCCTGCTACTGGATTACTGCAGATACGCAAGGAATAATGTACTGGAACTTTTTGAACAGAATTTCCGCTCAGAACTTCTTTCGTTAAGGATAGGAGTGCAGACAGATGACTACGCAAAGGAATGTGACATTTGAGAAGTTTAATGATGGCATCGTTGCCATATGCGAAATAGATGACGATGGAAATGCGGGAACTCAGAAAGAAAAACTTCGTTTCTCGGAGAAAACAGTCGGATACAATCGCTATTATGAGGCGATGACTGCGAAAGTACAGATTGATAAGCTGATCAGGGTTCCGTTTCGGAGATGGCTGACATCAGAATATCTTGCGGTGATCGGATCCGATGTTTATGAAATCCATCAGGCACAGACAATCATGGATTCGTTTCCGAAAACAACAGCCTTATCATTACATCTCACACGACAGAGGAGAATAGCAGATGGCGAGTTTTGAGATCAATGGTTTTGATGAACTGATGGCAACACTGGACCGCCTTGGAAGATTTGAAGAAGTTGCGCCCAAAATGATGGAAGCAGGAATGGAAAAACTTCAAAAAGAAGTCGTAAACGCAGCTTCTGAGCATCAGGATACCGGAGCAATGGCGAGGTCTATCAAACCAACAGGTCTGGAAAAAGGCTATGGCGGAGGTTATTACATGTGTACCCGTCCGACTGGAAAAGATAAAAAAGGAGTCCGAAATATGGCAAAAATGTGTTATCTGGAATTTGGTGTTAAAGGACGTCCGGCAGTTCCTGTGATCACAGGTGCTGTGATCCGTGCAGAGCCACAGGTAGTCCGGGCAATGACAGAAGTATTTGAAAACGAGGTGAGCCAGCTGTGAGATCAGATGAAATGCTGGAACAGGCACTTGCTCCAGTAGGCTTGCCTGTCAAATATTATGAATATGCCGGAGCAAAAGACTCGTATATCGTTTACAACGAGGAATATGAACAGCCGGTTGATTTTGGAGATAATCAGTCAAACAGTACAGTGATGTGGTGGCAGGTACATATATTTGTACCTAAGAATACGGATTTCCGGAAGCATAAGAAGAAAGCAGTGGAAGCACTGAAAGAAAATGGTTTTGTGATAACGGATATTCGAACACTGTGTGAGAATGCACAGCAAACAAACACAATACATGTGGTTATCTACTGCCACATGGAAGAAAGAGAGGAAGAATAAAATGGCAAAAAAAGGAATTGAGTATGTTGTATTTGGCAAGCTTCAGGCAAACGGAACATACAAAGATGGGAAGAGATTAAGTCCGGCAGCGGCCTTTAACGGAAGCGCAACAAAATCAAATGTAAAAGATTACGGGGACAACCGCACAGTTGAAACCGACAATTCTGTAACAGGCGGTACACTGACTGTAGAACTTAATGATGATACAGATGAGATCTATACATATCTGCTTGGAAATACACAGGCAACAGACGGAGAAGAAATTGTCAGCAACGCAGATGATATTGCTCCATACGTAGGTGTCGGCGCGATCGGAATGAGCGGAACAAAGTTTGTTGCGAAATTCTACAACAAAGTGCAGTTCTCTGAGCCGAACGATGACAACCAGACGAAACAGGAGAATACCACATTCAATCATATTTCACTGGAAGGAGAAATTCTTATTCCGGAAGATGGCAACTGGAGACGTAGGAAGACATTTGCTACCCGTGAAGAAGCAAAAGCGTACCTGAATAAGATTGTTGGAATTACAGAAACAGAATCTCGCAGTCTTGAAGATAGTAAAAAGGTGGTAACTGAATGAGTGATCTCAGACCAAGGGGAATACCTGTAGTCCTGGATGGAGTAGAACATAGATTTTTGTTCACATTAAACACGATCGATTCCATCCAGGATGAAACAGACAAGAACATGAAAGATATTATGATGGATCTTGCAGATGAAGAGTCATCAAACAAAACCCTCATATATCTGGTAAAAACACTGATCAATCATGAAGCGGAAAGAGAAAAACGAAAGAATCCAGACTGTGCACTGGAAACAGTGACAGATCAGGAAGTGGGAGATCTTATTGGAATGGACAATATCGTGGAAGTGACCGCTGCGGTATTGTCTGCATATGGATATTCGCTCCCGAAAGCAGATGAAGAAGACGACCCAAACCGGGAGAGCGGGCAGCAGAGCAGCTAAATGTTGCCCGCATGCTCTATATCGGATCAATGAAACTGGGATATTCGGAAGACGAATTATTTGATATGACTCCGAGAAAGTTTTTTATTATCTACAATGAATTTATGGAAATGAATGGTCTTAAGAAACGGAAAAAGAACTGTTCAATCGACGATTTACCTTGAGTTTTTATTGCAGTTCCTTCTTTACGGGAGTATAATCATAGTATGAAAGCAAAGGAGGGCTGCAGTATGAAAATATGGAAAATTTATTTTTACATCATGTTAGCAGTCGCTATAATTGCTACAGTAATAGCTAAGTCACTTATTTTGGGAATAATGGCAGTAGCGTGGGCAATTGCTTATACAATTGGTGTGCCATTCTTTGTATGGGCTGTAATGGAAGTATATAAAGCATTTAAAAAATAAAATATAATGAAAACGCATACAATGGGTGTCCGAATCGGACACCTTTTTTAATACAAAAAATGAGGTGTTTCTATGCCGGGAAAAAATGAAATTGTTGCTGGTATACGGCTTGAAGGCGAAAAAGAATTTAAACAGGAAATAACATCTGTCAATAAAAGCATTGCCGCTTCCAGATCAGAACTGAAAAAAACAGAAGCTGCCTATGAAGGACAGGCAAACAGCCTGAAGGCATTAACGGAAAAAGACAAAGCTCTGAATAAGATTCTGGAAGAACAGAAGAAAAAGGTGGAGCTGACAAAACAGGCATTAAAAAATGCGGAAACCGGTTATGCATCAAAGGCTGAAAATGTAGAAAAACTCAGGCAGGCACTGGAAAAACAGCAGCAGAAGCAGGAACAGGCAAATCAGGCATACGAACAGGCAAAACAAAAACTTGAAAAGATGTCGCAGGAAGAAAAGACATCCAAGGACGCAATAGAAAAGCAGGAAGAAGCGGTAAACAAATTAAAAACAGAATTAGATCAGCAGAATACAGCTCTGGAAACTGCAAAAAGAGACCTTGAAAAAGGCGAAGATGCTTATCGAAAAATTGGAAATAAAGTCAGCGACTGGCAGACGAAGCTTAATACAGCAGAAACTCAGCTGGAGAAAGCAAACCGTGCAACGAAAAAGAACGCTACATATCTGAATGAAGCTTCGAAATCGGCAGATGGATGCGCTACGAGTATAGATAAATTTGGAAAGAGCGTAGAGAAATCCAGTACATTTAAGGATATGATCAGTGCGAATTTGCTTGGGGATGCGCTAGAAGGAGGCATCCGGTTAATCGGTGATGCGGCAAAAGAAGCTGGCAAATATATTGTAGAAGTCGGATCTGAATTTGAAGCCGGTATGAGTGAGGTTGCGGCAATCTCCGGTGCAACTGGTCAGGAACTGGATTCTATGAGTGCCAAAGCAAAAGAACTGGGAGCATCCACAAAGTTCTCTGCAACGGAAGTCGCGAGTGCTTTTAAATATATGTCTCTGGCAGGATGGAGCACGCAACAGCAGTTGGATGGCATTGATGGCGTACTTAACCTTGCGGCGGCGTCCGGAATGGAACTGGCGGATGCATCGGATATGGTGACAGACTACCTTTCTGCTTTTGGAATGCAGGCATCAGAGAGCGCAAAAATGGCGGATATGCTGGCGTTCGCACAGGCAAACAGTAATACCACAGCACAGCAGCTGGGAGATGCATACGGAAACTGCGCGGCTATCCTTCATACAGGCGGACAGGACATAGAGACAGTCACTTCACTTCTGGAAGGAATGGCAAATCAGGGACTTAAAGGATCAGAAGCAGGAACTGCATTGGGATCCATTATGACTCAGATTACCCAGAAGATGAAAGACGGCGCAATTCAGATCGGAGATACCTCTGTTCAGGTCGCAGATTCTACCGGAAAATTCCGCGATCTTACAGACATTATCACAGACATCGACGGTGCTCTTGGAGGAATGGAATCTGCGGATAGATCAGCAGCTCTGAGCGCAACGTTTAATAAAACAGCATTGTCAGGCCTGAACCTTGTTCTGAACGAAGGAATTGGTAAGATTTCGGGATATGAAGAAGCTTTAAGAAGTTCTGATGGTGCGGCGAAAAACATGGCAGACACCATGCAGGACAACCTGAAGGGAAAACTGACAGAGTTGTCTTCAGCAACGGAAGGATTAGGCATTGCAGCTTATAGTGCATTTTCAGGTGTAATGCAGGGAGCTGTTGAAGTTGCGACAGCAGCTGTATCGGGACTGACAAGAATCATTTCACCAGCAGAGCAGCAGATCGACACATACTATCAGGCTGTTATGAAAGGTGCGGAGCAGGCAAAACAGAGCATGACGGAGATATCTGAGGGATGGAGCGCATCCACGGAGAATGCGGACCGTATTGCAGTTCTGGGTGAGCGCCTGCAGGAACTGAATAGTATTGAAGACAAGACGAATGTCCAGAAGCAGGAAATGTCTGCGATAGTATCGGAATTATCACAAAGTATTCCGGAACTGGCAAATGCTTATGATGAAGAAAATGGCAAATTAAATATCACCAATGCAGAGCTGGAAAGTCTGATCAACAACTATGAAAAAACAGCCATCAAACAGGCTGCCCTTGCGGCTACACAGGATCTGGTAAATCAGAAGCTGGAAGCACAGGTGCAGATCGATAAGGCAAAAGCAGGAAAAGATAGTACAGAAGAAAGATTAAAACTGTTGGAGCAGGAAAGAGATCTTATTAATGAGATTATGGTTGCTCAACAGAACGGTGATACCACCAGAGATTACCAGACGGAAGCTATCAAACTGTACGAACAGGCTCTTGAAGATGGCATCATCACAATGGATGAATTTGCAGATGCACAGGAAAAGATCAGCAATTCTAAAATGGGAAACCGACTGTCGGCAATTAATGGAGAGTTTTATGCCGGTGGTGATGCTGCAGGTATCATGAGTGCATCTATTTCGGAACTTTCTGCGAAGTCAGAAGATTATTCGAATGCAATTAAGGAACAGTCCAAAATTACAAAGGACTGTGACGAACAGATTCAGGATTATACCGATACTGCGGAAAAAATGTACGGTGTTACAACAGATGATACTGATGCAACGAAAGAGAATACGGATGCGACAAAAGATAATACCGATGCGCAGGCGGAGAATACTGAGCAGACCGAAGAACAGGCACAGGCTCTTGCGGATGCGGCACAGGCAGCATTCGAGTCGGCACAGCAGCAGAGAGATGCAGCGCAGACAGTTGTAGATGCTTACACATCGGCTAAAGAAACCATTAAATCCAGTTTTGAGGATAAGATCAGCATTTCAGATATGTTTGATCAGAGCGAAGATGGCGGTGTCGACATCACTGTTGAAACAATGACTGCAAATCTGCAGTCTCAGGTAGATGCTATGCAGAGGTACCAGGAAAACCTGCAGACGGTCGTGGATGCGATTGGAGATAAGGTTTCTCCAGAATTTATCAAATATATCGAGGATATGGGACTTGAAGGTTCAAATACCCTTGAACATATGGTAACGACACTGGAAACACAGGGAACAGGTCCGATTGAAGAGATGGCGAAGACATGGGAAGAAGCTATGAACATGTCTGATGCAATCGCAAGTGCTGGCGCGGCAAATGAAACAGCCATGAAGCAGGCTGCTGGAGAACTGGGGTCCACTGCGGAAGAATGGAGCAGTGTCTGGAACGCGATTGAGATTGCAAACAGTACCGGAATTTCTTCATGGAGCGCAAATTACAGTGAGGATCTGCAAAATCAGGTTGAAGAAGTTATTCGTATTGCAAGAGAATGTGGAATCAAAATTCCGGACGGATTAGCAGAAGGAATCGCGTCCGGAGACATCAGCCCGGATGAAATGATTACGAAACTGTCCACAAACATTCAGGGACAGATGGAGGGCCTGATTGAAGTTGCATCACAGTCGGGAATTAAAATTCCGGAAGAGATCACCAAAGGAATAGAATCAGGCGGAAATGATGCAGTTACAGCTTATAATTCGTTGATTCAGTTGATCTCTAAGAAGGCACCGGAACTGTACAATGCAATGTCTGACAGCAACAGTGCCGGAGCAGTGGCAGAAAATTTTGCACAGACCGGTCAGCAGGCGGGGGAAGCGATTGCGTCAGGAATCCAGTCAGAACAGGATAATATCAGCAATGCAGTATCTTCTGCGATGAGCGGATCGGATGCATCGGCAGACAGCGGAGCGTTTGAGAGCCTTGGCCGGAATATTGGCGATGCAATTGCAAATGGAATTTCCGGTAAAAAAGATGAAATCCGTCAGGCAATCACATCGGCTATGAGTGCAGATGGCGTACAGACCGGAAGCGGATTCGAAACACTGGGAAATCAGATTTCTTCTGGAATTGCATCTGGAATTACAGCACAGCAAACTGCGATTTCTACGGCTATTACAAATGTAACACAGAAAGCAATCGACACCGCGAACAAAGCGAAAAGTTCATTTGGAACAGCCGGAAGCCAGTCCGCAACTATGTATGCAAGCGGAATATTATCCGGAACTGGAAGCGCATCTGCAGCGGCAACAAGAATAGCATCCGGAGCATACTCCGGTGCAAGTGCATATAATGGGGCTTTCGGAAGTATCGGTTATAATATGGCGGCAGGAGTTGCTGCCGGCATCACAACGGGTTCATCATTAGCAGTTAATGCGGCAGTGAATCTTGCATCACGGACACTTGCGGCTACGAGGAGCACATTGAAAATCAATTCTCCATCAAAGGTATTCAGGGATAAAGTAGGTACTTCTATCGGCGAAGGTATGGCGGTCGGAATCAGGAACAGTCAGCAGGGAGCTGTAGATGCTGCAGTCGAACTTGCGAGAGCAACACTTACGGCATCGCAGGATGAACTGGATATACATTCGCCTTCAAGAAAGTTCCGAAAAGCAGTAGGGCAGCAGATTGCTAAAGGCATGGCATTCGGAATAAAAGACAAAGCATCACTTGCGTCCAAACAGGCATCCAGAATGTCTGCAAAGGTTTATGCAAATGCAACACGATGGATGACGAAATATAAGAAATCCAATAAAGTTACATTGTCTGATACGGTGTACTTCTGGCAACAGGTAGTAAAACATACCAAAAAGGGAACAAAGGCATACGCAAATGCTGTCAAGCAGGAGACAAAAGCAGTTCAGAAACAGCTTGCATCTTCGATTGGAAATACAACACTGGCAAATAAGATAAGCAATAATTTTGGAGTTTCGAAAACGAAAAAGGATGGTAAAAAGACAGTCAAGAAGAGTGCGTCAGAATATTATTCTGAGGTATATTCAGCAGCTGAAAAATATCTGAAAAACTATCAGACACTGCATAATATGTCGACTCAGCAGGAAATCTCATACTGGGAAGGAGTGAAAAACCGGCTCAAAAAGGGAACACAGGCATGGTATGATGCCACAGGAAAAATCAATGATCTGAAAGCGCAGCTCGTACAGGAACAGAAAGAAGCAAAACAGACACAGGCGAATGTGCAGGATAGTATTCTTGATAAATATAAGACGTATTACAAAGTATCTGCAAAAGCAGAAATGGAATACTGGAACAAGGCGAGACAGCAATTTGCGGCCGGAACGGATGAGCGTATCAGCGCAGACAAGAAATATCTGGATGCACTGCAGTCATTCTATGATGAGCGGAAGAAGATAGATGAAGACTATGCGGAAAATTCGAAAAAGATCAATGATGAGCTGGAAGAAAATGTAAAAGAACTTCAGGACACTTACAAAGATGCAGTGAAAAGCAGAAAAGAAGATATCCTGTCTCAGATGAATCTTTTTGAAGCATGGGATTCTTCCGGATATGATGCAGACACATTGTTGTACAACTTGAAAACACAGGTTGCAGGTCTGACGTTGTGGGAACAGCAGTTGGAAGAACTTGAAAAAAAGAATATATCAAAAGATCTTTTAGACGAACTGAAAGAAATGGGCCCGGATGCGGCGGCATCAATCTATAGTCTGAATCAGATGACAGAGGAACAACTGAAAGAATATGAAAAATTATGGGATCAGAAAAATGAACTTGCAGAATCACAGGCAGTAAAAGAAAACGAAGGGCTGAGAACAGACACCAATGAACAGATTAAAAACCTCAGATTAAACGCACAGGCAGAACTCGATGCTTTAAATGCGGAATACAGAGCAGCGTTATCAGATCTGAACACTGGAATGACCAGTGATCTTGCAGGACTTTTGGATAAGGCTGGAAAGATCGGAGAAGATGCAGTATCTGGATTGATAGGCGGAATACGAAAAGCGTCTGATTCAGTTGATGTATACAACAGTACCACGAAAGTTGTTTCTTCTATTTCTTCCGGGCTGGGAGAACTGAAACAGGAAGGAAACATAATCGGAAAAGAAACACTGGACAGTATGTTGGAAGGTATGCTGGATCCGATAAAAATAGAAAACGCTTCAAAGACGGTATTTGAATCTGTGAGACAGGCAATACTTAAAAACACACAGGATGAACTGCAGGGGCAGCAGGAAAAACTGGAATTACAGCTTCAGTCACTGAATTTCGCAGGAACTACGATTATCAATGAGGCATTGGCAGGATATTCCTCCGGAGATACAATCGTGAATGTTGATATAAGTTCTGTATCAAATGTTATTGGAGAATTGGGAGACAGAATACTGGATATGATGTCTGTAATCGCAGAACTTAAAGTAGTGTTGGATTCCGGGGAACTGGTGGGAGCACTTCAACCGGAAATAAGCAGACAGACAGCAGCGATGTCGGTAAGAATAAACAGGGGGCGGTTATAATGCTGATAGGAGAATGGAATATTGAAAATGCAAATGCACGACAGCACCGGGTGACATATGACACCAGCTCTATATCTAACAGCAGTGAATGGACAAAAGGAAGTTACGCGCCGGTTCTTCTGGGAAATGTAATAGGATTCAAGACTATCAAAACTGTGCTGGTAGTAAAAGGCGAGGACAGAGAAGAGATTATCAGGAATAAGAGCCTGATAATCTCAAAATGCCTGAAACCGATCATGCTGACCTTGGACGGTTACCAGCATAAATTCTGGGCAATTTTAAAGAAAAGTGACACAGAAGAAACATCTATGAGAAGATGGCATCTGCTGACACTGGAATGGAATTGCTGTGAATGTGGAGACAGAATCACACAAACCTATGAGGGCGAAAAGAAAATTATAATTAATAATCCGGGAAATATTATGACTCCGGTGATTGTGAAAATCTTACCTCAAATAGGAACAGCAACGTTAAATATAACGGGATTGACAAGGAATGAATTACTGAATGAAACATACGATATTGTGGTTGAAAATACGGAAATAAGTAAGGAAATCATATTGAACGGGGAAACTGGACTTATTACAGAAGATGGGGAGATAAAGGCAGGAGAAGTTGAAATGTGGGAATTGCCTTCGCTAATGCCGGGAGAAAACACGATAACTGTGGATGAGAATGTAAACCTGACAATAAGCTTTTTGCCACGATACCTGTAGGAGATGATCATATGTTAAAGATATACAACAAGTCACACAGGGCAACAGGATATATAAAAGCATACAAAGATCTGAAGATAGAAAGTGTTACCGCAACCGGAGATAAAACACTTTCTTTTACGTATTTGGGAAGAAAAACGATAGAACCGGAGTATTATATCCAGACACAGACAGATGAATATGTAATCAAAGAAAAATCCCACAGTACAGATGGATTGCCGCAGTATGTGGCAATACTCAATTTGGAAGAACTGGAAGGAAAAGCCTGGAGTTCTTTCTCCGTAAAGGAATCAACTGTAGATGAGGCGGCACGTCTTGCCCTTGCGGGTACAGGGTGGACGATTGGAGAATGTGATGTAAAAAAGAAACGAAATGCCGGAATGCTGCAGGTTACATCTAAAGACATTATAGAAAAACTGGCAACCGCCTTTTGGTGTGAAGTAGTATATGATACGAAAAAGAAAACAGTATCTTTTTACAATGAGGTCGGAGAAGATAAGGGAACTTATTTTATCCGTGGGCTGAATCTGAGAAAACTGAGCAGAAAAGAAGATAGTTATGATTATTACACACAAATAATCCCACTTGGTGCCAATGATCTTACAATTGAGAAGGTAAATGACGGGAAAAAATATCTGGAAAACTACCAGTATTCCGATAAAGTAAAAACCTACATATGGAAAGATGAGTCATATACAGACGCACAGGCATTGAAGGAAGATGCTGAACTGAAACTGCAGGATCTTTCAAAACCCGTGGAATCGTATTCCGTAACAGTTTCTGATCTTGCAAAACAGAAAACAGAGTATTCTATATTGGAATATCATGCCGGAGATAAGATCTGGCTGATTGACAGCGCGACAAAGACCAGAGTAAAACAGCGGATTGTTAAAATGACAGAATATCCGCAGGAGCCGGACAAGAATACCTGCGAGATTGCAAATACAGTGCTGACTTTTGAAGAACTGGCATCGAAGTATAAAGCGGCTGCCGAGATCGTAAACACGGTGGTCTCGGGAGATGGAAGATATACAGGAACTATCAACGTGTCGGATATCCTGAACTTTGAACAAGGATTATCTGATAGTGACATTGTTTCTGGTATGAAAAGCAATATAGATTCTCTTAACGGAAGTGTAAAAGATATCAAATTAACAGTCGGCAGCATGAAAACAAACTACTTAAAAGTAGAAGATGCAGATTTGAAATACGCAACAATAAAAAGCCTTGATGCAATTGAGGGGAATGTAAAGAGTCTGTCGGTAAAATATGAAGAAGTAGAAAATCTGAAGGCTGCACATTCAGAATTTGAAGATGCAACGGCAAAACGCTTCAAAGCAGATGAAGCAAAAATCAAAGAACTGGATACACAGAAACTGTCGGCCAAAGATGCGGAACTGAAATTTGCTAATATTGACTTTTCGAATATTCAGAAAGCTGCAATTAAAAATTTCTTTTCGGAATCCGGTATGATCAAAGATCTTGTGGTTGGTGACCAGACCATTGCCGGTGAACTGGTTGGAGTAACTATTTCCGGTGATCTTATCAAAGGAAATACAGTTGTAGCAGATAAGTTGGTAGTGAAAGGCGAAGACGGTCTGTACTACAAGCTCAATACAGATGGAATGACTGTTGAAAAAGAACAGACAGACTACAACAGTCTGAATGGTCAGATTATCAAGGCGAAATCCATCACCGCTACAAAGATCTCTGTTGATGACTTGGTAGCATTCGGCGCTACGATTGGCGGATTCAAAATAGGTCAGGATTCTATTTATTCCGGTGTTAAAGAGACAGTTAATAACACGACACGCGGCATCTATATGGATAATGACGGTCAGATTGCGTTCGGTGATTCCAGCCAGTATATCAAATTCTACAGAGTCAGTGAGGGTAAATACAAACTGTCGATTGCTGTAGAAGATTTGTTTATAGGAAGTAAGAGTGTAAGCGAGTCAATAGAAGATGTTTCAAAAGCTATCGATAACGTGAGAGATGAAATTACCACATTGCTTCGAATTGAATCTTCAAGAGGAACGGTATTCAAAAACGATCAAGTCTCGACCATATTATCAGTCGTTCTTTACCACGGAAAACAGCGAATTACAGACGCTAGTACCATGAGAGAGGTATTTGGCTCCGGAGCATATCTCCAGTGGAAGTGGCAAAGATTGGACGATGCATCATTCGGTGTTATCTCGTCAACTGATACTAGATTTGGCGATGACGGATTCACGTTTACTCTATCACCAGAAGATGTCGATACGAAAGTAACTTTTATGTGTGAATTAATAGTATAGAGGAGAAAAGAAATGGGAATTAAATCAGCAGATCAAATCACAATTGTAGATATCACAGATGCTTATTCAGTCATGCTTACAAGCGAGGCATACACGTTTGTCGGCGGTACAGGTGGGGTTGGGTCAGGACAGTCATGCACAACCGAAGCTGTGGCGTTCTGCGGAACAAACCAGTGTTCAACAGTATCAGTTAATAAAGAAGATATTGTTTGCCCTACTGGAATCACAGCTGCAGTTGCGAACAGCGGATCAAGTAAAGTGAAAATTACATTCACCACGACCGCTACAATTGCAACAGCTTGTGAAGCAACAATTCCAGTGTTGGTTGACGGTATTACGATGAATAAGAAGTTCTCGTTTGCTGTCGCTAAAGCTGGTAATAATGGATCGAATGGTTCTGACGGAACATCGGTAACCGTTAGCAGTACCTCCGTTACATATCAGGTCGGTAACAGTGGAACAACAAAACCAACCGGATCATGGGTAGCAGATGTTCCATCAGTAGGTAAAGGGCAATATTTATGGACTAAGACAGTCGTTAATTATTCTGATGGCAAGTCTACTGAAGCATACAGCGTGTCTTATCAGGGTATTAATGGTCAGGATGGTCAAAATGGAACATCTGTAACTGTCAGCAGTAACTCTGTTACTTATCAGGTTGGTACGAGTGGTACAACAACACCAACTGGAACATGGGTAGCAGATGTTCCATCTGTTCCAAACGGACAGTATTTATGGACTAAGACCGTTGTTAATTATTCAGACGGTAAGTCCACAACGTCTTATAGTGTTTCTTATAAAGGGACAAACGGAACTAATGGAATTGATGGTACAAACGGGAAAGATGCCATTACACTCAGTATTACATCGTCCAACGGCACCATATTTAAGAATAATTCGGGTTCTACCGTACTTACAGCTCATGTGTTCAAAGGTGGCGTAGAACAGACTGTAGCCGATAATGGAACAGTATCCGGTATTGGTACAGTCAAATGGTATAAATCAGGAAGTACAACTGCAGTTGCTACAGCTAAGACCTTAAGTATATCAGCGAATGATGTAGCAAATTCACAGGCATACACATGTCAGCTTGAAGATTAGGAGGTGTGAGCTATGGCAATTAAAGCCAAAGCCGAGATCACAATCTCCCGAATTATTGATGTTGAAAATGTCATACGGTATTACCTACTGCAATCTTCATCAATAGCAGCACCATCTAAACCAACAGCTAACCCACCCGGAGGATCTTGGTCTACTACAGAACCAACTTACAATTCAGGAGCTACCAACAGTTTATATTTTACTGACCTGACTATTATGTCGAATGGTACTTATAGTTATTCGGCTGTATCCAAATCAAGTAGCTATGAAGCAGCTAAAGAAGCGTGGAATAAGGCTAATAACGCTCAGAATGGGGTGGCTCAGCTTATTACAAAGGTGCAAAACGCAGAAACTTCCATCTCCAAAAACAATGAAGAAATTGCACTCAGAGTTAAAAAGACAGAAGTAACTGAGGCTATCAATAATATAGATATTGGCGGGAGGAATTTAGCTAGACAAACCGCAAAAGCTAAAACTTGGACATCTTCGGCAACATATGCATGGGATACTTGGATTGGTAGCGATGGCGGTTCTGGATGGCTTCCGAGTATTCTAATAGAACCTGAACAATCATACACTTTAAGCTTTGATTATGTTATAGAAGATTATACTGACAACCCAATGAGTGTTGGTGTTGGTATCGGTGCAGGAACTACAGGTTCTAATTATACAGCAGATACATGGGATTCGTTGGCATTTTTTAAACAATATGGAGGCAGCATAGAGTCTGGACATTTTGTTTACAATTTATCGGCCAAAAGTCCGTCACAGCTTGGAAACGAAAAATATTTCGCGTTCAGACCGATGCGACGATTTGGAGACAATGTTCTAACTACTCCTATTAAATTGACAATATCCAATTTTAAACTCGAAAAAGGCAACAAAGCCACAGACTGGACACCGGCACCGGAAGACTACTACACAAAGACTGAGACAGATGCTTCTATTCAGGTTTTGTCAGACAAAATCTCACAGCAGGTATCCACGACAGATAAACTTGGCACCAGATTATCTAAAGTAGAACAGGATTCGAGCAGTTGGAGTGTTACATTGGAGACTGCAAACGCTGCAAAAAATGCTGCTGATAATGCGAGCCAGACAGCATCCAGCGCTTCCTCTACTGCCAGTGCTGCAAAGTTAACAGCAGATAATGCAAACAAAACAGCATCTAACGCAAACTCGACTGCCAGTAAGGCAAAGAAGACTGCCGACAGCGCTAATACTACCGCTGGACAAGCTAAGAGTACTGCTGATAATGCGAGCCAGACCGCATCGAGTGCAAAAAGTGCTGCAGATAAAGCGAACGAAAATGCGTCAAGTGCCGTATCAACAGCAAATACCGCTAAGTCAACAGCAGATACTGCTAAATCCACAGCAGATACGGCTCGACAAGAAGCCTCAGATGCTGCCAAAACTGCAACAAACTTTATGGGCTTTGACTCAAATGGTCTTGTTGTAGGTGACCGTACAGCAAATACCTTAGGTAAGAACGTATTGATTGGTAATGATGAGATCGATATTCGAAACGGTACTACAAATTATGCTCGATTCGCAGAAACTCTGATTGAATTGGGTTTGACAAAAGATTTTGTTCTTCAGATTCTCAATAAGGCAATCCGGTTCATTGGGAAAGATAGTGAAACTGCTATAGCTCATATTGGCTATGGCGATTGTTTAGCTAACAATGATGATGACGATGGCAATTTGGTAACAAGAAACCAACCATATTATACGTTTGGCGAAAGACGGCCATATTACAAAACTCAAAACGGAAACGGTAGGGCTGCATTAATTGGTGAGTATTCTTGTGCTGAAGGGTTTATGACAATAGCGGAGGGACCATATAGCCATGTAGAAGGACTCGCATGCTGTGTTGAACAGGTTATGGCAGCTCATGCAGAGGGATACGGCACCTATGCGAATGGCAATTATGCTCATACCGAAGGATTAAATACTGCGGCATCTGGCTCTGCTTCTCATGCCGAAGGAATTGGATCATTAGCAAGGGGATATGTATCTCATGCCGAAGGCGAAAATACTCAAGCAACTGGTGAACATTCTCATGCTAGTGGATATGAAACGATTGCGTCCGGGAATGAACAAACTGTAATTGGACGATATAACACAGATGATGCATCACAATTATTTATTATCGGAAATGGTTCAGCGAATGACGCGCGTAAAAATGCTTTTACTGTAAGTGAAACTGGGGATATTACATCAACCGGAAACACTGTACAATTGATAAAAAATGGCAACTTAGTCGCATCCTACGACGGAACAACACCGGTTCTTTTGTCTACAGCTGTATATCCAAATGCTGATTATACTGGTATTT